CCTCTCACGCCGGTAACAGGAGTTCAAATCTCCTGTGGGTCACCATTACTCATTTTTACATCCATTTATATCAATGTATAACCATTTACAGATTACCGATAGCAAGGCGTTTTAGGGCTATTTTCAATTTATATTAATTTATATCGATTTATAATTATTTTCGCAAAAAATGTATAACTTTCTGTATAACAAGGGTATAAAATGGCTAAAATTTTAACCGCGACGCAGGTCAAGAAGCTAAAATTTGAAGGCAGTGGCAAACTCAAGGCGTATTCTATCGATAGCACGTGCGCGTTGTATCTAGTGTGTTTTGCAAACGGCAGCAGATATTACAAGCTACGCACAAAAAAAGGATACACGACGCTAGGAAGTTTCGATGATATAAGCCTTGCCGAAGCCAGAGAAAAAGCGATGAACTTGCGTAAATCCGGCGCGAGCGACGAGCTACAAAAGCAGAAACTAAAAGATGTTTTTTATGCGTGGCTGGATATTAAAATTCCGCCCGAGGATAGCGAGAAAATAAGGCAATCCCGCCGTAAAATGATAAATCGCGTAAATAAACATCTGCTGCAACCTCTAGGCAATATGCCGATAGATGAGATCGGCACCAAGGAGGTAATCGCGGCGACCAAGGGCGTAAATTTTGCAAGTGCTAAAAAAATAATACCGATCTTGCGCGATGTGCTTAAATTCGCCCGCGCCCAAAACGCGGCGGGCGATATATCGTTTATCTACGAGATTGTCAGTGATATGGGCGAAATTTATCCAAAGAAGAAAGTAGAGCACAGAAAGGCTGTGACGGATCCAAAGCGCCTAAAAGAGATTATAGAAGCGGTCAGAGACGCCCTTATAGAGCCGACGATTAAAAACCTTTTCTTTTTCAATTTGATTATGGCGCAACGTCCGCATCAGATCAGAGAGCTTTGTTGGGATAGAATAGACGGGGATTTCGTGTATTTCAAAGAGACCGACAATAAAACGGGGGTAAATGCGCGCTTGCCGCTTCCGAGACAGGCAAAGCAAATTTTAGAGCGCCAAAAAGAAGTAAGCGCAGAAGGGATAGTTTTCAAGTCGAGCACCTATTCTAAGCGTAGCGGCTGGGCTATCTCGGACGGCACGCTATTAAAAACGCTGAAGCGCTTGGGTATAGCCGATCTGCACGCGCACGGCTTTCGCTCGATGTTTGCGACCTTTGCTATTCGGGCAACCGATGGCGAGCGGGCGATGTTTGAAAAGCGTATCATTGATGAAGTGCTGCTGCATACGCCCGGTAATGAAGTGGATAAAGCATATTTTAGGGACTTCAACTCGCGGGAGCATTTGCGGGTTTTGCAGTGGTGGGCAGATTATTTAGAGGGGCTAGCACCCCTCTTTTAGCTTTTTAATGTCCTCGTTGAGCCAATCGAGGGGGTAGCGAATTTCGCCGTTAAAGACGATGAAGCGCGGGGTAAACTCCCATTTACCCTTATTTTTCGGCATTCGCATTTGAGCCAAAATATTGCTGTTTTGCGAATATCCCAGCATAACCGACGCCTCTTTTTGCGTCAGTAGTCTTTGATTTTCGGTAATCATTTCTTTTCCTCCGCTAAAGCTTCATCTAGCTTTTTATCCAATAGTCTCAATGCCTTATCGAAAGTATCGCTACCTTGCAGCTTTTCTATCCCTATATGCCCCGCTTTTGCGCTAGCGGCTATATAAAGGGTGTTTTTGGACGGATATATAAAAGCAAAAACCGCGACAACTATCGATATTTTAATGATGTGCCTCGCGGCTTTTACCATTCGTGTGCTCGTATCGTCGTCGAATTGAATGCTGCCAAACCACAACATTATGCCTGCTAAAAGGACGCAGAGGTTACCCAACAATAGCGGCTCCATCTTGCCGGACAGATCAGCCAAGTATATTAATAATAAGATTTTATTCACTTCTCAATCCTTTTTAAAATTTCCTTTAGTTGTTCCAAATTTAGCTCAAACAGCTTTTTATGGATTTTCTCCACGAGCACGCCTTTTTCATTATGCTTCTGCGCGAAATCGTCGATTTTTTGCAAAAGCTCGCGCTCTTTTTCTCGGTCAGGGCTGCTCATTTCAATTCCTTGCAATTGCACGTGACGGGTTTGCCGTCTGCACCAAAAAGTTGAGTTATGCCGCTGCCTTGCCCGGCTCCGATATAAGATACGAATTTAAACCCTTCTATGCAAAATATTCTTATGCCCCATCCAGTAGTTCCTCCAACCCTGCAAGCTTCAATTTTTGGCTCATCTGCTACCTCACACCCCGCCAATAAAAAAGCGCATAAAATAAGCAATATTTTCATCGTCTTTTCTCCAGTCTCGCCTCTATCTTGTCGGCGTCAAATTTGTAGTATGCCATCGATAGAAAGATTGCGACCCCTAAGACAAATGCAAAATAAGGCGTGAATATGGCTATCACCATAGGTAGTAGTTTGTTCTCGCGCTTTTTTTGAAGCCCGTTTGGGAACAGAGCCCTCACTATAAAAACAAGTATCGCAAACGCGTAACAGTTGAGCGTTATGCCCCAAAATATGAAATTTAGCATTTTATTCTCCTTTAAAATGGCAACAATCTAAAGCCAAGCGCATAAATAGGCTCGTTTGATAGTTTGCCCTGCCTAAATAGGCCTGCACCGATGCCGCTTCTTGCATATCTAACATTGGTTATCTCCCAGCTGCCGAACTTATCTTGGCTTTCCCAATACCAAAAGACATCGTTGACATTCACACAAAGATGTTCTGCCGCTTCATATGCGATGTGCATTATCTCTCTTTTGCATAAAGTTTCTATCGTATATCTTTCTTTTATCGAAATGACGCGGTAAATATCTTTGGCAGTGAGCGGCAATCCCTCATTTCTTAGATGGACGATTATGTCGCCCTCTCTAAATTTCGGCGCCCATTCTCCCGCCTTTTCCTTTTTTCTGAAGGCTTGCATAGCCTCAAACATTTCTGTCTTTGTCATTTTGTATCCTTTCGTTTAATATGCTGCTGCTATTAATATTTGATCTCTCCACTCAAAAGCAGGGAGGCTAAACGGAACCTCGTTAAGAAAGAACGAAAAGGTATTCATCTCGTCCTTTGTTAGGTGCGATAGGTCCAACGAGCTAGGGATTTTTACGAAATCCTCTCTTTTTACCTTTTGTTTCCATTCCTCCTCGGGGCAAACTTCAAACAGATTGATAATATTCGCATAGGGCTCGCCGCCGTAGTCTATGTGGATATCTACTATTTGCTCGGCGGAATACAGAAATTCGCATATAAATTTTCGGTCTAAAGAAATCAAGCCCGAGCTCCTATCTGCCCTTTCATTAAAAGGCAAGCTCCTCCCAAGAAAATATGGCAAATATTCCTTGCTTTGTGTTGCGCCGGTTGATTTGTGCGCCAAAAGAAAATCCAGCTTATCGTCCTTGAAGCCTTCCTCTGTTATAGTATTCGGATCAAATTTAACTATCTCTTCGATCCTCTTGTTCTTATCTTTGGGATCAATCCGCCTTATCTGTATTGACATCTGGCTGAGCATTTGGATATACGGACCAAGCTTTTGCTGCAAAGACAAATCCGCCCTGCGGAGCTCAATCAAAGAATTGAGCGTTTTTTTAACTAAAGGCAGCGCTCGGTCTAAAAATCCCGCCCAGTGATAATAGCAGTTTGACTGCACCTCGTTATTCTTTTTCAACTGGATTACAAGTCTTTGTCCCATTTTATATCCTTTCATATTACATAAGTTAGTGGCGTCTTTACCGCATACTCGGTCATCGTGAGTTTTTGCTTTTCGTCTGATATTATCTCTGCTCGCAATATCCAATTATCGCTTCCTTCGTCAAATTCTTCCCAAAAAGATGTTGCGAGAAATTCTATACACTGCCAATCTTTCTCCATTTTAAACTCTTTTATAAATTTAAGGATTTCTTTTTTAGGAATATCTTCGGTTTGCGCTTCAACTAGCACGCGATACCCGCCATATTCTGGATATACAGTGTATTTCCAATCGCAGTTAATAAATCGACAGTCGCGCTCTTTGTCGTAGAATTCGCACGCGGACTCTTTGTCTTCCTCTGTCTTGTAAAAGCCATTTTCATCAAGCTCTATGGTCTTAGGCAGCGGTATTATGCTCCCTAGGAAATCTTTGCCTCTTGCCGTAATGGCCGCTGCCTGATTGAGCGTCAGCCCTGAAATTTCTATGCGTGTTCTATACCACATACTCATTATCTGTCCTTTAATAGCTCTGGGGTTTCGTAGATATTGCCGATGACTTCCCGGTTGAGCGCATCGTGAAACAAATAAAATATCTCTCTTTCGCATTCGATCAGAAACGCAGCGTCACCAGCCCAGTATCCGACCGTGCCTGTTCTTTTACTATCGTCAAGTCTTGAAATGAATTTGACGACGTCGCCCTCATAAATTTCGCGCCCGTTTTTATCTTCCATTCCCGTATATTGCATAATATTAAAGGGTCTTTGTTCCGGAGTTCCAGGAAAAATTTCCCAAGCCGGTAGGTGAAAAATATCGCCCCAATTAAGCATTTTCTTATCTAGAACGTTCCACGCCCTAAATTTAATCTCTCTCATCGTTTATCCTTTGAAATTTTCGCGCTTCCGTAGATACTGCCGAGGACTTCAAACCCGCCTGAGGCATTTTTACATTCCTTCGTAATCGGAATATCAGGCACAATTTTCGATAAATCACGCATATAAAATCCGCAATCAAAGCAAATTTCATAAATAAGCAGATCCCATCTGACGATGTATCCAGTATAAATTTCTACGCCGTTTTTGTCTTTAAAACCGGCAAATTGTAATAGTTCAATATCTTTGAAGCTCGCCTCAAAATTTACAGCCGTTTCTTTATCCCAAAGCGTAGCTTCTTTGTTT